CCCGTGGAAGACTTGTCTTCTCACCTACTTTCGTAGACCCGCGCCAAGCGCTTCCTTTGCTTGACGCTCATCGCTCTACCGGACTCCCAAGGAAACTCAGGATTCGGACGCTCAAAGAAATATTGAGCAAGCGATGACTCACCTGGGCCTTTGGCACGCTGCGTCACAGATGACACAGTTAGCGCCTTGACGTACCAGGACTGCAGAGCGGTGTCCCACCTCTTCTTAAGGAGGTGGAATCCGTTACCACAATACGATACTAGGCCCAGGCCACCAGCTCGTCTCAAGTCCGTAATAAGGAGTTTCTTATGCTCCTGTTCAGGTACCTGGGACACTATCGCCTCTGCTGCCCTCCAATAACCACGCAAGTGGAAGTTGTTGGACATCTCAACGGTAGTGGTCAGCGAGCTGGGGGACCCATCATACGGCTGTAGGTAGTACGCCGGGGTTATGTCAACCCCTCTGAAAGCGTACATTCCGCAACTCTCACGGAAATACTTCCCCGTGAAGGTCTTGGAATCGTTTACCTTTAGCCCACACTCGTGTAGAACGAGTTTGATGGCTGGATATGCAACCGTCGGGGCAATGATATCGTCCCCGAAGATCGTGACATCCGCTGCGGTCCAACTTGGACCCTCATACCCTTTCTCCTCAACGGTGAGCTTAAGTGCCCATGTCGTGAGGATATAGAACACAAGTGTCTGTATCGGAAAGGTAGCAGCGGAACCCATAGTGCTGAACTTTCTCAACCTTATCATCCGAGGATGTTCAGGCGATATGTTCTGAACCATAGTTCGTGTCCGGCAGGCATGTAGCGCATCCAGGAGATTACTCCCCTGAAATAGATACTCTACCAGCCGAGTCGATACTCGATCGCTTGCTGAGCTCAAATCAATTGTGCACAGCTCGCCACTATGGGAGGAGCTTAGAGCTCTCCTTGCGGAGACACTCTGGTCTCTGAAGCAGATGGACACCTGTAAAGGCGTCTTCTCCACTCTAGACTCAAGCCACCGCCAGATCCCTTGTTGGATCCATTGGTGAGCAACCGGTTCAGCGCAAATAAGCCTGGGCCCCTTTTGGGACTTGGGTACTGCAATGAGACGGGAGGGTCGCTCTCGTGAGTCTGGATAAGATTCGGAGTATAATGCTCCGTTTCCGTACCAGTCATACGGGAAGCGATTCTCGAGCTTAGTCGGCCAATTCGGGAACGCGTATTTGTCCCCTCTGAGGCCTTCCGAGACTGCTCCTGGGCCATGTCTTGGCTCCAGATCCCAGTCAGGAATCGCTCCAATCCACCCATGGACAATCCTTCGGGCGTAAGCCCTGAGATCATTCCAAGGGAGAACAGGAACATTAGAGCGAGAACAATCAAGACCAAGAGGTAACGCCGGTTCGGCGTCGTCTCCAAGTCGCCGGTCACCCCAGAGGGGGTGTCCGTATCTTGGCTCCCACTTGGGAACATCACTGTCCCAAGTGTCCTGATAAGAAACCGGAAGACTTTCCTCAATAGCGAAGAACTCATCAAGAGTCTCCTTTGTTCTTGAGGGGTGACAGTCTAGCTGGACATTCTTGCAACAGCTAAGGAGCTGATACAGGAATGCAATAGCTTCGGTGTCACCGTCTAGCCGAAGACGTCCTTGATCGTCGAATATCATGTCGAAGAAATCCCCAAATAACTTGGGCCTCTTCTGACGCAACGGGTACCCTTGCGGGACCTGAGTCACGTCCATGAATCCATGGTCTAGCCACTGTAATAGTGACTTCGCCATAGATGGGAGGAGTATCGTGAGAAACGGTAAACCTCTCGATTCGACAGCTTTACTGAGGTAGGACAAGTCCTTCTCTAGTGAAGCCTCAAGGTTGGGCCATCTCGTGGTAGCATCCCTAAGGATGCCGGCGTAGATGGTGAACGCCATTAGTACATAGCTTTTCATTGGAGCTCTTTCCTTAGAGGGTTCCTATCTATGTGCTTACTAGACTATCCTTATCCGCGAAGTGACCTCCCTAGCATGTATATACAGAGGCTAGGGAAGTACCCAACGGGATTGGCAGAGTCCGCTAGTTGATGCCGACCGAAAGGTCGATCACCATCTGCGAAGAACTCGCGGCCAGGAGGACGGCCACCGCCTTGAAAAGGTCGGAGGTCCCCACCGGGTCATCGAACTTGCCGTTCCGGATCGTCACCGTGCTGGTGTATTTCTTCATCGGCACAGTGAGGGTTGGGTAGACAACGTGTTCGACGAACACGTTGTGACGCTTCATGGTGATACCGTCCGCATCAGGAGAATCCTGACTGTGGCGGATCTTCATCACGATCGACTGCAGCGCATCCGAGTAGGAATACTCTGAGCCGAACGCGTCCTGATTGACGCGGTTGAGCACACGTGCGTTCCCCGCGATCGTCAGGGTAAGGGTAGCAGCAAACATTGGCGTTCTCCTAGGTTATCTGACTGTCCGTCAATCCTCACTTGAGGACCTTCAGGGCAGCCAAACTACCCAGGACTGACAGCTTGTACCCGTCCATAAAGGGCAGGCGCAAGGTTGGACTAGCACTTGGCGCGTTATTCGCATAACGATATTTGAACGTGACCGTCCTTGTACCGGCAGTCAGGTAATTACCTGGTTTACCGCCGATATTCAGGATAGGCTTATGTTCAACGCGCGTGACAGACGTTCTCATGATACTCAGCCGATAAGGCTTAAAGTAGATGGAATTATAATTGGCTTGCAGGACATTCGATATGTCCGTGAACCAATCAATCATCCATGTCCATGGGATCGCCTTCCAGACGGTTATAGGTATTTGCCCGGCATTCAAACCGAGCGAAGTTCTGAGCGCTTCCGTGAAGGGAGGCTCATACCCGTACCGACTGGGATCTCTTACTATCCAGCGTACCGTGGCCCAAGTAGTGGAGTTTCCACTACCGATCCATTGAGGCTGGAGGAAGCTTCCGTAGGTAGACCAGATCAGAGATGACCCGGTGAACCCCTTAGAATCGCTTCCGAGATTCACGCGACGACGTACCCCTCTACTAGAGTATGCTTTCTTTATCCGCTGTTGCTGTATTCTAGCAGCCTCAGCGAAATTGAGAAGCTTACCAAGGTCCTCGACAAGCGGGGCCCAGCCGAATTTGTAGGCTAGGTTAGCTGCCGCGGCTTCCTTCACAGGATTTAGGCCAGAAGGCCTCACTATCTTGTGTAGTAGATTACCAGCATGCCGAAGCATACCCGGTATATCCCTGAGCTCTACAATGAACAAAGGGAGGTTGAGGTTAGGCGTTAGTGGACCTGAAGTCGCTAGAACGCGATTTACGTAACTGGACAACGCAGGTTGCGGAGACCAGTCACCCCAGGACTCATTGTGCCAGTTGGTGGGCATACCAGGATACGGAAGTATCAAGGACCCACTTTCCCGGACATAGAGTGAACCAGTAGTTTCCTCTCGTTTGAGAGTTAACGGATGGTTACCACCAAAGTCACCAACCACATCGGTACATGACCCTCTGAGCGTCGGATAAGAGGCAGAGATCGGGCTTCCAGCCCAGGTCCCTTCCCCTCCAACTATCCTTCCGGATAGACTCCGAACTCGAGTAGCCATAAGTCTTTGCCAAGTGTTGATACAATAGGGTCACTATTGAATAGGACGGAAGTCTGTCCTACGAGGCACCCATCATTGGGTG